CCAGGAGCCCCTCCGCCAGTGCCAGCTCCACTGTAACCTGCGATGGCAGAGGTTGACATACCACCATCTCTAATCGTCGCAGCTCCACCGGCGCCACCGGCACCACCCGAAGTTTGCGAACCTCCCTCGCCGGAGTTTCCACTGTATCCGTAACCGCCTTGGTAAGAACGAATTCCAGATCCGCCTGAGCCTCCAGAACTTCCGCCAATACCACCGCCGCCGCCGCCACCGGCACCATGCCAGCCGCCTGCGCCACCACCACCACCGCCACCACCAGCGATGATGCCATTATTTTCAATAAAAATTGCGTTTGTAACAGATAAACCTGGGCCACCCGGTGATCCATTTGATCCGCCATTTTGACCGCCAGCTCCTCCGTTTCCACCACGACCTACAATCACACAACCTGAGCAATTGACAAATGTGAGAGTTTTACTTGCTGGCATAGTTACATCAATTTTTAATGCTGGAGTTGAGACATCTGAAGAACTGTAATTTCCGTTGTTATTAATTTTAACTGACCACGTTCCATTCCAACCTCTATTTGTTAACCAAGAACGATCTATAGTTATATTAGATCCACCATCAGCAGTTGTTATAAAAACAAAGCCTGTGGCATTTCCACTAAGTGGAATTGAAGGTGGGCAACCCATATTACAAGCAAGAGTTAAGTTTGAACCCGCCAAAGCCCCAGAGTCTGTGGCTTTAGAGCGAACAAACACAGAACATTTTGAACCCGCTGTTAAATCAAGACCCTGACAACCCTTATAAGCTGCAGAATTTGGATTTGAAGTGGCATTAGTCCAAATTTCAAAATTGGTAGGATTAGAAAGCGAAGCTGCAATCATTCCAGAAGGAGCCGCCCCACTATTCATAAATTGAAACTCCACCCAGTTGCCGTAAGTTGGAGAAGAATTTCCTGAAACATCCATATTTGTTCCCACTCCTGCAGTTTGCTGAATCAAAGATCTCGCAGCCACTGTCCAAGAGGCCGCAGCTGATTCGGCACCCAAATAACCATTCACATCAGTCCCTTGAATTTTAACTGTATAATTGGCTCCATTCATAAGCGTGAGATCCGAAACCGCATTGCCCTTTGTAAAATTGGGTTGTGATTTAATTTTTGTGCTGCCGTTATAAATATTCACTGTGTAAGAAGCCCAACCTTTATCAGAAGCAGAAGCATCTGCCGCCCAAGTGATTGTTGGGGATTGGCTCAATGAGTTTGGTACAGCTCCAAAAGCAATTGAAGTAGGAACTTTAGGACGCACAATGCTTCCTGTGATATCAGCCACATTGCGGTTTCCTAAAATATCTACGATGGCATTTTTTGAAATTTTAAAATCTGCATTGCCATTCAGATTGCTCACTGAAGTTACGGTATAGTTTCTTCCTGAACCCGTCACCACGGGAGTGCCTGTGATATTAGCAATGGTAAAAGAAGTGCTCGTAAATTTATCCACTGGTTGAGAAAATTTAATTTTAAACTCTAACTGAGGATTGGCAGAATAAAACTGAGAAGAGACTTCTCCCGCTAAGGCTGCGTTTGTCATTGCTGTGGACTGCCATCCATCTCCGGTCACGACTTCAGATCTTAAGCCCGCAAAATCCACCGCTCTCACAGAGGTGTAGTAAGTTGTATCAGGTATAAATTTTCCGTCTACTACGGCATTGGTCACAAAACCCACATTGGTCCATTTGACCATATCCACATCACCAGGTTTGGTGCCGACGGCGACTTCATAAAAATTAATTCCCGTGCCTTCATCGCTACTGTGGGTCCAAGAAATATTAGCAGATTGAGTGAGCTGATCAGGGAATTTTCCGTCGTCCACATTCATAGGTTTATCAGGAGAAGTTCTATCGCTTTCAACAGGACCCATAACAACTTCCTCAGGTTCTTCGGCTGAGCTCACACCCATTTTACTAGGATCTGCAGAGCTTGCTTTAGGAGGAGTGATATGACCATGAATAATTATTTTAATTGGAATGGGTAAAACTTTGACTAAATAATATTTGCCATCTTCATCTTTAATGGCGTCTTTAGTTTCTGCGTTCACTTCCATTTTTAATACTTTATCAAGATTGAACTTATCCTCTCCAACGTATTCAGGATTTGGTTCATAAGCAAACACACCTGTCTGTTTATTAATTGCGTGGATCAAACCATGTTCCGTTGGGAGTGGAAAACTTTTTGGTAATTTGATTTCAAAGACTTCTTTGACTTCTGTTGCATCTGCTACTGGAGGTTCAGCAGAAGCAGGATCTTGAGCCTCACCGACTTTAAAATTTCCGGTGTCTGTGGCTTTTTCGTTCACAGCTTTAAGGCTTAAAGCTGTGGCTTCTTTATTAGTGAGAATGGGTTTTAATTTAATTTCAGGAATATTTTTTAGCACATAAAAAGTATTACTCATGTTTTGAGCTTCAACTTGCATCTCTGTGCTTAAACTCAAACTCCCTGTTTGCGAACAGTTTTGAAAGAGCCCAATCATAACGACACTTAATGATAAGGCCGTTAATAAATGAGTGCTTTTTTTATTAAAAAGTTTCATATCCACCTCTCACCATACGTGCCATTAATCGAGAACAAACAATCACAAATTATCACTTCTAAGTTTAACTTATTAATTGGGACAATTATACTTATTCTCTTATTGGCACATCAGTGTCTTGATATGAATGTCTAAATATGAGAGTTCAGTTTAGTTAAGTGTTCCATAACGAGTTCCGGTAGCAGACCACGTGATATTTGAATTACCACTTGTACAAGGACCACCTTGACCGCCTCTTCCTGAACCTGAATATCTAAAAGTATTAACACCACCAGAACCACCAGCAGACCCAAGCCCACCACCGCCGCCGCCGCCGCCACCAGCCATTCCAGTATTAGAAATTGTTCCGGGAGATCCTCCGCCACCAGCATTTGGTCCAGATCCTGAGCCACCATTTGTTGCACCTGTGGATTGACCGCCTCTTAATATAGAAGCATTACCACCATTTCCACCTGAACCTGCAGAAATCAAACTTCCAGCAGTTCCCGCAATCCCATCATCACCAAATCCACCTTGGTAAGAATGTAACCCTGTGCCACCAGCTCCTCCATTACTATTGCTTCCGGCACCGCCGCCACCGCCACCTCCGGCACCATGCCAACCGCCGCCGCCGCCACCGCCACCACCACCTCCAGCAATGACACCATTATTAGCTAAAATAATTTTACTATTAACCATTAAACCAAGACCACCATCACTTCCCGAATTTCCTGCCATTCCCCCGGCACCACCGGCACCACCTTTACCAATGATAGAGCAAGACGAACAATTGTTAAATGTAAGAGTTTTACCTGCTGGCAATGAAACATTTATTTTTAAGGCTGGTTCTGAGGGACTTGCAGAATTTGATCCAAAGTTTCCGTTATTGTTGATCACGACTGACCAACCACCATTCCAGCCTTTGGCTCTTAACCAAGATTCATCAATCACCACATTATTGCCACCTTCAGCAGTGGTCGTAAAAATAAAACCTGATGAAGTTCCATTTAAAGGAATTGCTGAAGGACAACCTGTGCTGCAAGAAACTGTTAAATTAGAAGCCGCTAATGTTCCCGCCTCAGTGGCCTTAGCTCTGACAAAAACAGAACACTTACTGCCAGCAGCTAAAGCTAAGCCATTACAACCAGAATACGGAACTGATTGTGGGCTTGTATTATTATTTGACCAAATTTCAAAATTTGTTGGATTCGAAAGTGCCGCAGACATTGTTGCTGATGGAATCCCTCCATCATTCGAAAACTGAAACTCCACCCAATTGCTATAACTTGTGGCACCAGTACCCGTTACATTCATACCTGATCCTGAACCAGAAACTAAAGTCACAGTCGCTTTAGCAGAAGCTGTCCAAGTGGCCGCAGTTGACTCAGGACCTGCAAAACCACTCATATCTATCCCTTGAACTTTTACAGAATAAATTGTTCCACTCGTGAGTGTTAAACTCGAAAGCGTGCTTCCTTTTGTAAAACTAGTTTGGCTTTTAATTTTTACATTCGCGCTGTAAAGATTCACCGTGTAAGAAGCCCACCCTTTATCAGAAGCTGTTGGATCAGCAGCCCAATTAATAGTTGGAGATAATGATAAAGAATTTGGAACTGTTCCAAGAACTAATGAAGCAGGATTGCGGGGCTTAATAATTGTAGACGTAAAATCAGCCATAGTGCGATTTCCTAAAATATCAGCCACAGCTCCTTTAGAGATTTTTAATTCAGAATTGCCGTTTCCATTATTCATAGCAGTAATAAGATAGTTTCTGCCTGTTCCACTCACAACAGGTGCACCTGTGATGTTTGATAAACTAAAACTTGAGGCTGCAAATTTATCCACTGGATGATTGAATTTAATTTTATACTCGATTTGAGAATTTGCAGAATATATAGGAGCTGTAATCTCAGCCATTAAAGACTCATTGGTCATTTCTGTAGCTTGCCAACCATCTCCTGATGCAACTTCAGATCTTAAACCTGCAAAATCTACGGCTCTTATTGAAGTAAAGTAAATCTCATCGGGTGTGAATTTTCCATCTAGGGTTGCAGAGTTCACAAAGCCGATATTGGTCCACTTAACCACATCTGCGGTTCCAGGTTTACGACCTACAGCCATTTCATAAAAATTAATTCCAGTTTCATTATCTGAACTGTGAGTCCAATTGGCTTTTGGTGTTTTTGTGATTTGATCTGGGAATTTTCCATCCTCAAAACTGAGTGGTTTATCTGGAGAGTTTTTATCTCTCTCAATAGGATCTAACATGGGGATTTCATTTTCTTCGGCTGAGCTCACGCCCATTTGATTCACATTTGAAGCAGATTTTGGAGTTTGATGATTGTGAATAATAATTTTAATTTGTACCGGAGTGTGCGACACTAAATAGTATTTTCCATCTCCGCTTTTAACAGCGTCTTTTGTTTCTGCAGTCACTTCCATTTTAACTATTTTATCAAAAGTTACTTTATCTTCTCCCACATAATCTGTTTGGGGTTCATAAGTAAACACACCTGTTAACGGATCGATTGAAAGAACATGACCGTGCTCAGTAGGCATCGGAAAGCTTTTTGGCAATGTGATCTCAAAAACTTCAGGAACTTTTACCTCTTCATCTGGAACAACCCCATTTGCCACCGGCACCACATTCGGGTCAACTTCTTCAGGATTTTGCTCATCAGACATTTTAGAATTCACGGGTTTGGTCATTAAATGATTGGCTTCTTTATTTGTCATAACAGGTTTGAGTCCCACTTCAGGTGAGTTTTTGAGGACATAAAAAGTGTTACTCATTTTTTGAGATTCAACTTCCATTTCAGTTGTCAGTTGGAGACTGCCGCTTTGTGCACAGTTTTGAAACATTCCAATCATGACCGCACTGACAGAAAGTATCGATAAAATATGAGTCTGCTTTTTAGATAAAAGTTTCATAATCACCTCTCACCACAAACGAACAATCAATCACAAATAATCACCCTTAAAGTTTAACTTAAATTAGATTTATTTAAAATGAATTCTCGATGAGAGACGTCTCAGCCTGGGAACTTTTAATTTAGAGAACCATAGCGTGTGCCTGTTGCAGACCACGTGATATATCCATTTCCGGAAGTGCAAGAACCCGCTGCACCGCCAGGACCCGAACCACTGTATCTGTAAGTATTGGTACCACCGGCACCACCCGCAGAACCAAGACCGCCGCCACCACCGCCGCCGCCTCCAGGCATCCCGTTATTATAAACATTTCCTGGAGCCCCTCCAGATCCTGCTCCAGTACCTGATCCAGAATTACCATAAGTAGCACTTGTACGTTGACCACCATTTGCAATCGAAGCATCTCCACCGCGTCCACCACTGCCAGCAGAAGTTGTAGAACCAGAACTTCCTGAAGATCCATCATAACCATAACCACCTTGATAACTGCGAATACCCGTTCCTCCGGCTCCTGCAGATCCGCCTCCGGCTCCACCGCCGCCGCCGCCTCCGGCACCATGCCAACCAGCTCCACCACCGCCGCCACCACCGCCGCCAGCGATCACACCGTTATTTACAAAAGTCACTGCCGATGTCACTGACAAACCGGTACCACCGGCACCACCAGCGCTTCCCGAATTTAAATTACCTGCTCCACCATTACCACCTCTTCCTACAATGTAGCAAGAACCGCAGTTGGTAAAAGTGAGGATTTTACCTGCTGGCATCGTCACACTTAAAGTAAGAGCGGCCGTTGAAGTTGTGGAAGAATTAAAATTACCTGTATTGCTAATATTAACAGACCATGCCCCATTCCAACCTTGACCAGACAACCATGAATTGTTAATCGTTAAGTTGGTTCCACCATTCACAGAAACATTAAAAATAAATCCTGAGGCAGTTCCACTCAGTGCAACACCTGAAGGACAACCACTCGTACACGTTAAATTTAAAGTGGAGGAAGTCAGAGTTCCACTGTCAGTGGCTTTTGGTCTGACATAAACTGAGCACGAGGCGCCTGCTCCTAAACTAATGCCACTGCAACCAGTGTATGCAGAGGAGTTAGGATCTAAAGTCGTATTAGTCCAAAGTTCAAAATTAGTGGTACTTGCTAGCGCCACACTTAGAGCACTCGAAGGAGCTCCTCCTGAGTTTGTATAAACAAAATTAACCCAATTGCCATAACTAGTGGCTGCTGTGCCCGTGATATTCATTCCAGATCCAGTGCCACTCGCTAAGGCAATACTTGTTGTTGCAGAAGTTGTCCAACTTGCAGCCACTGATTCTGGCCCAACATTGCCTGCAGCATCCACGCTCATCACTTTGGCAGAGTAAGTGCTCCCGTTAGTTAAAGTGAGCCCTGTTAATGCGCCCCCTTTTGCAAAACCCGTGATGGATTTTATAAGGCTCGCACCACTATAAACATTCACATTATAAGATGAAACACCCGCAGTTCCATCTGTTCCATTAGTAGACCAAGTCAATGCTGGAGAATTTGTTAAACTGTTAGGTACAGAACCAAAAGAAAGTGTTAAAGGCGCCACTGGTGCCGCTAAATCCACAGTCCAACCATCGCTCGTAACAACTGAAGAGGCATTACCTGCTTTATCAATAGCTTTAAATTGAACTTTATACATGATTGTATCAGACAAACTCGTACCAATAGAAGTGACTGTGTAAGAAGTTGCACTTGCACTTAAATCAATCCAAGTTTGCATCACCACCGAATCACTGGCACGGATCACTTGAATTTGTTGTTTCGCAATTCCAGATCCCGAAGAATCCGTTGCCGCTGTAAAAGTGATTCCCGGAGAAGATGTTGCTGAATTCAACCACACGCCATCAACAATTGAAGAGGCCGCAACGGGTGCCGTTGTATCTATCACAATTTGTTGATTTGCAGAAAGAGATCCGCTCGCATCAATTGCTGG